AGGCGGCGGGGGAGGCGGCGGCGCACCGAAGTTGTACGTCAGCCCACCCAGCACGCTGTGCGACCGGAACCGGCCCTCGAAATCGCGGTTCGTCACGTCGACATACTTGACGTTGTCGGCGTTGAAGAAGCGATACTTGAACGTCACGTCGAGGTGATCGCTGATCGGCGCGCGAACGCCGGCCAGGCCCTGCCACGCGAAGACGGTGTCCGAATCGTCGAGGAACGAACCACCCGTATTCAACGCGTAATTCGCCTTGACGCGCGCAACGCCGACACCACCGCCGACGAAGCCCTGGATGCCATCGTCATCGCCGAAGTCGAGCAAGCCGTTGAGCATGAAGCTCAGCGCCGAGGTCGAGCCGCCGGCATAATCGTAGTTCCCGGCAGGAACATCGGCGATACCGCCATCATAATAAGCCGGGGTCGGCACGGTCGACGAAATCCCGTCAACGGTCGCCCGGCGATAGCCGACTTCGGTTTCGACGCGGAACGCGCCGAAATCGTAACCGACGACGCCATCGACGTCGTAGCCGTAATTGCTGTCGACCGAGGTCGCGTTGCTGACCTCTCCGACGTCAAAATCGATGTCTTCGACGATCATCGCGCCACCTTCGACGCCGACGTACCACGACTTGTCGCGGGCCAGCGAAGGCGAGGCGAGAGCGGTCGAAGCGAGTGCCAGTGCGACGGCAAGCTTCCGCATCATAATCCCCTTTCTTGGTTGTCACTACGGACAGCCCCAACTCCCTACTCTCGGGTTGGTTTCCGCGCAAGCGAACAAATTTCGGGGCATGTTGCCAAAACGCAACAATTCCGAGGCGTTGGCCGGCGCCCTCTCGATCGCGCCTCAGGTCGCGATGATGCCGTGCGTCCGCAGCGCAGCGAGCACCGCACCGAGCGCCGCGCGGCATTCTGTATCCACCGTCGTGCCGCCGTCCGGGCCGGCGATCGCGGCGACTTGCGTGCCCAGCACCTGAACGTCGCCGATCACGACACGGGTCGCGGCGATGTCGCCGATCTGCCACGCGCCGTCCACGAAGCGGGCGCCCACGCCCGTCGCTTCTACCCAGGCGAAAAGGCCGTCGACCGGCGCCACGAAGCGCCATCCGCCTGCGGTCCACCCGGCGATCGCGTTCGTGTGGCCGGCCCAGACGCCCGTCGGCGCGCCGCCCACGATCCAGCAGTCGCCGATCGCGGGCGTCGCAGGCGGATCGTTCGCGACGGCGAGCACGCGCGCACCCACCACGAGGTCGAGCAGCGCCAGCGCCTCGTTGTGCGTCATTTCCTTCTGCGCCTGGCCGGGGTGCAGCAGGGGCAGCGCCAGCCGCGCGCTGGTGTCGTCGCTCATCGTCATTTCTCCTCGTAAGCCGGCAGCGTCAGGGTCGCGGCGGGTGAATGGCCGTGCGTGCCGATCTCGGCCGCCGTCGCTGTGGTCGCGACGGTAAGCCGCTCGCTCGCCGACAGTACGATCCCGGGCAGGTCGGTCTCGATCGCGCGGTCGCCGAGCGTCAGCCGATACGCCTCGCGTTCTTCGGCGAGCGGCACGTCGACGCCGTCGAGCCAGCGCCAGCCCGCCCGGCTCCGCCGGACCCAGGCGAGGCGCAGGTCGCCCCCCGTCATCGCATCGGCACGAAAATGGACGGGCGAGGGCGGCAGCACCGAACTGCCCGTCACCGGCGCCCTCACCTCGGCCGCACCCTCGACATCGCCCGCACCCGAAGCGAGCACGCGCACCGCGCTGCCGATCGTGGCGAGCGGCACGTCGATCGCTGCGATCGTTCCCGGCGTCAGCAGCACGAAGCGGTCGCCCGCCGTCTGCGTGCCGATCGCCGCCTCGGTGCCGCGCCGTCCGCGCCACAGCGCCGACAACCGCCAACGCGTCGCGTCGATCTGCTCGGCGCGGCCGAACTGGAGCAGTTCGTCGCCCGCCAATGCCAGGTTCGCGCCGCCGTCGAGCAGCGCGGCGTCGGCATTGCTCAGCGACATCTCCCCGTTGGCGAGCGTCACCTCGATGGCGTTGCACCGGTCAATCAACGTCGCCGTCGCCGCGCCGGGGGGCAATGCGATCGTCCCCAGCGTCGCCGGCACGCGGACGCTGCCCGCCGACAGCCACTGCGCGCCGTCGTCGATCGTGTATCGCAGCGCCGCGCCGCGCCATCCCGGCGCCCCGCTTGCTGCCGCGATCAGCACGCGCGGCGCGGCCAGCACGGCATCGTCGAGCGCTGGCAGCTCGAAAGCGTGGACGATCGTCGGTCCGTTGAGCAGATCGGGCGCGGGCAGGCCGGTGCCCGAATCGGCGCTGGCGGGAATCGGTGCGGCCGCGAGCCGGACCAGATCGAGCGTCAGCACCATTTGTTCCATCCGCCACCCGGCGATCCGCCAGCGCCCCGGCGCGTCCGCGAGCGTGACGACGTCGCCGGGCGCCAGATCAGCCACGTCCCATCCCGCCGCCAGCGTCCACCGGCGCCGCGCCGTCGCCGCGCGCGACAAGGCCGCCGCCGCCATCGTCTTGGCAGCGGATGCGGAAAGGACGGCGGGCATCTCGATCCGCTCCTCGCGCACGCCCGCTCCGGGGCGGCGCACGCGCTGCAGCCCGGTCTGATAGTCGCGCGCGGGGTCGTAATGCGCGAGCGTGATCGATCGCGGCGCAGTGTCGATCGGCGCGATCACGCGCACGCCCCGGTGCCCGCCCGTCGCCCCGGCGCCGTCGCCGCGATCCTCGATCGTGCGGACCGGCGCCCCGTCGGCGGCAAAGCGGATACCTGCGCCGGCGGGCGCGAACCAGCCGCCGCTCGCGGTCGCCAGCGTCTCCAGCACCCCGCGAATGCTGTCGCCATAGGCTGAGAAGCCGTCGAGCACCTGCATCGCGCCGTCGTCATCGACGATCCCATCGGAGACATCGGCGGCAATCGCGCCCACCCGCACAGCCTCGTCGTCGGCGACGACCTCGAACGTCAGCGAGGGGATGCGGTTGCCATAGTCGGCAAGCTCGAAATCCTCGAACACCGCATAGGCCGCGCCGCGATGCGTCGGCGTCTTGCCGAGGCCGATCGCCGCCGACATGCCGGGATCGGGCGCCTGATCCTCGTCGCCAGGATACAGGCGGAACCGCGTGGCGGTCTTGAAGTCGCCCGCCGCGCCGCGCAGCAGCTTGCCGTCGGCCCAGATCCGCTGCACTGCGTGGATGCGCCGCGCGGAAAGCAGCACCGCGAACGACACCGAATAGCTGTAGCTGGTCTGCGACGGCTGCCCCTTGCCGCCGCCGCCTTCATGTTCGCTCTCGACGAAGTCGGTCGACCAGATCACCGATCCCGCGACGCGCATCGTTCCGTAGAGCCGCGGGATCGGCGTGCCGTAGCTCGACGTCTGGACGGCGAGCTCGGTCAGCCGCGGCCCTTGCCGCCCTTTGGGCTTGAACAGCACATCACGGTCGATCGCCTGCCCGAACAATCCACCCAGCGCGCCGCCGATCGGCCCGCCGATCGCCGTTCCGACCGCGGTCAGCACCAGAGTCGCCATTATTCCTCCTCCAGTCGCCAGCGCCCGAGCACGGGCCAGGGCACCGCCCCCGGTCGCGCCACCACCCGCCGCAGCAGCGCGTCGGCATGAACCAGCCCGTCGGAAATCGAGATCGCCAGATGCACTTGCCGCGGCGCGCTCGCGCACAACAGCAGCTCGCCGGGGCCGCCGATCCCGGCGATCAGGCCCAATGTGTCGATCAAGGCACGCGCCTGTGCGCCGTTGCCATGTCGCAGCGCATAATCGTCGGGCACCGGTCCGGCATAGCCGCCCGCCCTCAGAGCGCACGCGGCGAGCCCGACGCAGTCGAGCCCGAAGCGCGGATCGCGCCCGTGGGGCCGGAACCGCACGCCCACCAGCGCCCCCGCCGCTTCTGCGACATGATCGCTTGCTGTGTGTCGCACCGGCCCGCTCCCCCACCCGGCCTCGCACAGCGTATTCTGAATGGGAGGCCGGGTGGGGGAGCGGGCCGGTGCGGCTCCAATCAAAAAGCCGCTCATCCGCCCGGGTACCGCGTCAGCAGGTCGATCCCCGGCAGGAAGGGCTCGCCGCGAAAGTTGAGCACATTGTCGAACCGGGTTCGGCAGGTCGCGACACTCTTGTCGCACCCCTCGATCAGTTCGACCGGCGTTCCCGCCTCGGGCACGAAGGGCGGCGGCGCCATCAACGTCACCGCGCTCCCGCTCGACGCGGCGACCGCGCTTTCGCACCCGCCGTTCACGCCGCCCAGCCAGCGCAGCACGCCATTGCCATAGGCGTCGGGCGTGGGCTCGGCGGCATCCACCACGATCGTCGTATCGTCGCCCGAAACCACGCGCACGATCCGCCGCCGCCCCGCCATCGCGACCCGGCATCGCCGGTCGCCCAGCTCGGCGCGGCATTCGGGCGAGGTCGCCTCGACCACTGGCCGGTCGAGCGCCGCGGCCGCCCCGCGCAGCTCGGCCGTGAAGCCGCCGTCCTGCGTCTCCACCGCGCCGATCGTGCCCTCGCCCAGCGCGACGGTGGCGTCCGGGTCGGTCCAGTCGACCGCGAACAGCGCCACCCGCGCGCCGTCCCAGCGCCCTGCGATCAGGTCGTCTTCCCGAATCGCGCCGCTGGTCAGCGCGCCCGCCACGTCCATCGTGTCGGGATCGAGCCCATCGCTGCGCTCGATCGCCGAGGGGGTGATGCCCGGCGCGGCGCGGTGGACGAGCCCGTCGATCACCAGGTTGCGGTCGTGCGTCGTCAGCCCGATCGCTACGCCGTCGCGCCGCTCGAGCCGCCAGCACAAGGCGATCGTGGTCAGATCTCCGTCGAGAAACACCGCCATCTCAATCCTCGCGCAGCTCGACGAGCGGCACCGACGGCGCCTCGCCCGCCTGGAAGGTCGCGCGCGTCACGCTCAGGCTGTCCTCCGCGAACCGCACCGGCACGTCGAACGCGAACCCCGCCGTCACCACCGCATCCTGCGTCGGCGCCTCGTCGAGCGCGATCCAGCCCCCCGGCTCGACTGCGAAGCCCTGCGTCGCCCCGCCATCCACCGCGACGCGCACGCTGCCTGGCACCGGCCGCGTGATCCGCCGCGCTTGCGCGCCGTAATGCTTGACGAGCGCGAACCGCGTCGTCGCGCCGTCGCCCACGCCGATCTGCTGGTCGATCGCGCTCCCCGCGCCCGAGCTGTCGTCGAAGGGATCGCGCAGCCGAAACCCGCGCGCCGGCCCCATCCGCGCTCGGAAGAAGCCGAGCAACGCCGCGATATCCTCCTCCGATCGCACCCCCGGCCCGACATCGTAGCGCGTCCGCGCCTCCGCCCAGCTCGCGTTGCGCCGCTCGTGCCCGCCCGCGCTGGTCACGATTGCGGTCGAAAATCCCGGCGCCACCTCGGCCTCGCGCCCCAGCGCTAGCGGGAACAGTATGTCGTCGAATGCCTGCACCTCGGCCTCCTCGTCGAAATGGGTGAATCCGTCGCGCATCACCTGCGGCAGCGCCCAGACGAAGGTCTCGGCGACCCGCCCGCGCGCGTCGGTGGCTGCCGCCTCGATCGCGCGCCATTGCCCCGCATCCTCCGCGTTGAGCACGAAGCCCGAAAGATAATGCTGCGCCGCCTCGGGATAGCCGAGCCGCGCGGTCGCTTCCGTCCGCGCCTCCGCGCTGGCGCCGCTATTGCCGCCCGTCACCCAGTCGTAATCCTCGAGCTGGAGCACGTCGAATGCCGGCGCCGCCCAGCCGATCGGCAGGTTGGCGCGCCGAATCTCGGGCGCCGCAGGATCGAGCACGCTCGGCAGATAGGCGAGCAGATGGGTCTCGACCTCGGTGAACGCCGCCGCCAGCGTAGCGCACAAGGCGGCGGTCGATTGCGCGAGCAACGCCCCCGCCGTGTCGAGCAACGCCGTCTGGTCCTCGTCGAGCGTCCCGCGCACGCTCACGATCTCCACCGGGTCGTCCCCGAACGCCGCTTTGGCCGCATCGTCATAGAGGCACGGCCGTCCGTCCGGCATCACCCACCACCACGGCTCGCCGATCTGGAACTTCGCCGGCATCCCGCTCTCGCGCGCCAGCGCGACGAACGCCGCCGCGACCGTTTGCAGATAGGCCATCGCCCCCGCGTGCGCCGGCGACAGCAACGTCGAGGGCGGCTCCCATCCGGTCAGCGCCGGGCTCCCGTCCCACGCGCGCTGCTTCCAGTCGTTCCAGCAAACCTCGTCGAACAGCTCGTACGACAGAGACCAGATCACGTCGTATCCCAGCGCCCGCGCGCGCACCGCGAAGTCGCGATGCCACGCCGCGCACGCCACGTTGAGCACGCCGCCCGCCAGGCTCACGTAAAGGCCGGGCCCGTTCGCCTCGAGCCGGAAATAGTGGCTCATGCCGACATAATGGTCGATCAGCCCGCGATAGCCGAGCTGGAAGGCGTTCCGCAGCAGCCGCGCGGGCGTCAGATTGTAGCTGTCGTCATAGCCGCTGGCGATGCGCAGGCCGTGCTCGGGCACCACCACGTCGCCGATCGCGAGCACCGATCCCGCGCCGCTGCACGCGATCTCGCTCAGTTCGCACCAGCCCTCGGCGGGTTCGTCGAGCAGCGCGTCGTCGCCCTCGGCATAATTCGGCGCGACCAGCGAGACGAACATCCGGTCGACATCGCCCGCCCAGACGGGGTCGGCCTCCTGCGGCAGGTCGAACCCGCCCACGAGGCTCGCGAAATCGAGCGTCACCCGCGCGTCGCGGGCGGAGCCCAGCGCATAGTTCCACAATCGTACGAACCACGATCGCGGCGTCCCGGTCGCGTCGCGCCCCTCGATCGTCAGCGTCGGTCCGTCGATCCCGGCAAGGTCGCGCACGCCGCTCGATCGCCAGCGGAATGAGAGCACGCAGTCGCGAAAGTCGCGCGCCGTCTCGTAGCCGAGCAGCGGGTGATCGATCCGGTCCTCGGCCTCCCAGATCAGCCCGGCGAGATCGCTCTTGCGATAGAAGACGGCATCGACGCGCAGCGCGTCGGGCGCGGTGGTGACGACGCTCGCCATCATCGGCCGTGGAAAATTGACCGTCCAGAACCGCGGATCGAAGCGCGAGATCGCGCTCTCCGCCTGCACCGTCCGCGCACGTGCGAGCCAATAGCCCATCGGACGAGTTCCTCATGCTGGGGGTGCCTTGGCAATTGCGGCGGTACGGCGCATGTTGCCAAGGCAAAGAAGGGGGATCTTATGAACCGCAAATCGACGATGATGATCCTCGGCCTCGGCGCCGTGGTCCTCGGTTGTCTCGTGGTGTTCGGGGTGATCTAGGGCCGCTGAATCGTGCCGGCACCGCTTCCACGCAAGTGGATCAAACCCTAGCCCGCCCGTTCGATCGCCGCCCGCACCGCGCGCGCCACCTGCCGGCTCGATTGCGTCAGCGCCCGCGGCGCATCGTTGCCGGGCGCGTTGATCGTGATCGCGACGCGCACCTCGCGCCCGCCGGGCTGCCCCGCCGCGACCACGCGCCCGCTCGACGTCGGCACGAACAATTCGGGCCCGCGCTCGCCCACGCGATAGGCTCGCCCCGGCGACACCGGCCCGCCGGTCGCCCGCCCCGGCGCGCCGAGCAGCCCCGCCAGCGCCGCGCCCAGCCCGCCGCCGGCGCCGCCCGCGATGCTGTCGATCCCGCCGCGCACCGCGCTCGCCGCAATCTGCGACAGCACGGTCATCGCCGTGCGTCCCAGATCCTCGAAACCGAGCTTGCCCGTGCGCACCGCGCGCACCAGCGCATTCTCGATTCCCCGCCCGGCGCGCTCGGCGCTGTCGGCGAGCGGCCCGTCGAGGCTCGCGCGCATCGTGTCCACATCGCGCGCGAACCCGGCGGTATCCGCACGCACGCGCACCACCAGGCTCTCGATTTCCTCATCCATCCGGAAAAGCCTCCATCAGCCGCGCGATCGTCGCGCGATCGGGCGGTGCGTTGCCGTCGGTGTCCCCACACAGCGCCCGCACCACGGTTTCGAGTTCGGCTGGCGTCGCCCGCCAGAATTCGTCCGGCGCCCACCCCAGCACCGCCCCCGCCATCCCGGCGAGCCGCACGGCGGAGGCTGAAAATTCCTCCCCGGAACGGGGAGGGGGACCATCGCGAAGCGATGGTGGAGGGGGCCCTCTCACCGCCCCGCCAATATCTGCCCGACCAGCACCTTGAGCGCCGGCGTGGCATTGACCAGCCCGCCCGCGACCACCGCCTCGCCGAACCGATCGCGCGTCATCCCCTCGGGCCGCGCGGCGAGGCAGTGCCAGAACAGCGCGACCATCTCGCCGAGCGAAAGCCGTCCCTCGGCCGCGCGCGCGACCAGATCGAACAGCGGCCCCGTCTCGGTCTCGGCCGCCACCAGCGCGGCGAAGCTCGGCCGCAGCACCAGCGTCTCGCCGCCCAGCCGTAACGCTGCCTCGCCGCGCGCCGGATTGGCCCCGCTCACGCCGCCGCCACCGGCCCGGAGCTTTCGAGGCTCAGCGTGTAGCTGCGCTCGCCATTGTAATCCCCCGCATAATCGAGCCGCGTGACGAGGAACCGCCCGGTCAAACTCTCGCCGCTCTCGAAGCTCAGCCGATAGTCGTCGAGCACCCCCGACAGCGCGTTGGTCTTCACCCGCGTCTCCGCTGCCGATCCGGTGAACACGCCAGCGCCCGACACGCTCACCGATCGCACCCCCGCGCCCGACAGCAGGTCGCGCCAGCCGTCCGAATCCTTCGACGTGATCGCCACCATCTCGCCGTTGATCGAAAGCTGCGTCGTCCGCAGCCCCGCCACCGTCGCGTAATTCACGGGCGATCCGCCGTCGCCCACCTTGAGCAGAAACGCGCTCCCCTTCTCCGCTGCCATGATATTCTCCTTTGTTCATCGCGGCACCAGCCCGCTCCCCCACCCGACCACCCATCAGAATACGCTCGTGGGTGGTCGGGTGGGGGAGCGGGCCGGCACCGTCCACCCGCGTAAGCGGATCAGAAAGCCCTCAACATCCGCACCCGAAACTCGATCGACACCGCCCAGCGGCCGGCCGCCTCGGGCAGCATCCGCGATCGCACGAAGACGTTGCTCGCAACCCGCCAGCCGTCGAGGTCGCGCGGCAGCCCCTCGACCGCCGCCGCCACCGCCTCGGCCAGCGCGTGGAGCCGCGCCGGCGTCTCGCCCGCGTCGCGCACTACCACCGCGGGTCTCAGCTCGCGCCCGGCGCCGTCCTTGGTGCCCCAGTCGATCGCGATCATCGGCTGCACCTCGGCGAAGGGTGGGCTGGCCTGCACCGCCGGCCCTTCGAACACGCCGTTGATCGCGCCGTCGAGGCCATCGGCCCCCCGCAACGCCGTCACCAGCGCCGCGTGCAGCACATGCTCCGCGCTCATCGCACCAGGCTCCCGATCCAGCGCAGCACCGGCTCGCTGAGCAGCCGCGCCCGCAGCCCGCGCCCAGTCAGCACGATGCCGTCCATGTCGACGCGCACCGCCACGCCCGGCACCTCGACGTCGACGCGCGCCGCGATGCGTTCGCGCGTCGACGTTGCCGCCTTCTCGGCCAAGGCCGCTCCCGCCTCTTCCAGCCGCTCCATCACGGCCGCACCGCCGCGTCGAGCCGCATCATGCGAAACGGCCGCCACAGCGCGGTCACCGCCGCCGGCGGCGGGGTCACCGCGTCGCGCTCGACGAACAGATGCGCGGCGAGCAGGATCGCACCCTGCCGCATCGGCGCGGGCAGGCTCGGCCAGTCGGCGGCGGTGCCCGCGTTCAGCGTCACCTGCGCCAGCGTGTCGCCGCCCGCATCGAGCACGCGCACCCAGCCGCGGCCGTCGGCATCGATGTCGATCCGATAGGCATCCGCGGCCAATGGCGCGCCGTCGGCGTCGCCCACCGCGCCGATGCTCGCCACCGGCATCGCGCCCAGCGCCTGCCATGCGGCCGTCGCCGGCACCGTCGCGGTCATCGTCCGGGCGATCGTCACTCGTCCGGTGAAGCGCTCGGCGAGCGCGAGCGCGGTCTCGACGAAGGCCGCGATCAACGCGTCCTCGTCGTCGGTCGCGATCCTCAGCAAGGCCTTGACGTCGGCGACGGCCGCGGCCCGGTCCTCGGTGCCGAGCGTGACGTCGCCCGGCCCGTTCGTTGCGATGGTCATCGCATTCTCCCCAGTTGAAAAGGATCAGCGGCGCTCGACGCGCCTGAGCCAGGATCGCGCGAGATCGGTCGGCACCGTCGTCGCGCCGTCGATCACCTCGGCCGTCGATTCCTGGACCGAGCCGTCGTCGAAGATGTAGCGCAGCCGGATGGGGCCGTCGGCCGCGCCCCAGCGCCGCCAATCGAGGCTGAGCACGTCCGCCGCGCGGTTCGCCGCTGCGGCATCGGTCGGGATGTAGCTGGTCGCGCCCGCCCCTTGCTCGGCCTGGAAGCCCCAGACCGTTACCGATCCGGTCGTGCCCGGCGCGTTCGACCAGCCGGGGCCTGCGCCCACCGCCGGATAGAGCGTGACGCGATCGCAAGTGGCGAACTGCAGCGCGATTCGCCAATAGGTGCCGTGGTCGCGCACCTCGCCGGCGAATGCCGCTCCGCTGATGCTCCAGCTGCCGGTCGCGGTATCGATGGCGAGATCGGACGTGCCGGCGCTCGCGCGCAGGATCGGGAATCGGCTCGCTCGCGACACATTGTCCTTGGCGACGAACACCGAAAGTGTCCGCGATGCGAGCTCGCCGAAGATCTGCGACACCGAATTGTACGCCTCGTTGGTATCGGCCACGACAGCCGCGACCGAGGCTCCGTCGGGCGCCGCGATCGCTCCGGCGGTGATCGCGATGCCTCCGCTTCTGGCCCAGGCGGCGCTGTCCGGCGCGGTGCTGCGTGTCACGTCATTGGTCCGCTGCGGCTCGATCAGCAGCCCGCGCAACGCGCCGGTCGCGGGATCGTGATCGAATCGCGGCACGTCAGCCGCCTCGATCCGCATCACGCCCGCCGTATCGAATCGGCTGCCGATCGAGGCGCGCGTCAGGCGCGCGCCCGGCGGCATCGTGCCCGCGGTGAAATCGAAGCCGGCGCGCGGTGACGCCCCACGGACCAGCGATGAGCCCAGCCCGATCGTAATCATCAGTAGAGCGCCAGGATGTCGGCCGCGGTCGTGCCCGTCGCTCGCACATAGCGCGCGCGGAACGGCAGCACGGTGCCGCTGGCGACGTTCTTCCACACGGTGTCGGCCGCGTCGGCCCCGCGCATCGTGATCGTGCCGCCACTGCCGACATAGAGCGCCTTGGGCACGTCGCCGATCGGGTTGCCGTCATGCGGCACCACCGCCACCGCGCGCGTCGCCGGCGCCGACACGCTGTCGGCGCTGTTCGAAAAGGAATCCGTCATGAATCTCTCCAAAATTCCTCCCCGAAACGGGGAGGGGGACCATCGCGCAGCGATGGTGGAGGGGTTGTTGTCTGGTCGCGGCACCGGCCCACGCCCCCACCCGACCACCCATCAGGATACACTCGTGGGTGGTCGGGTGGGGGAGTGGGCCGGTGCGGAAGCTCAGCGCAGCGTCATCAAGACGCCGCGAACTTCATCAATTTGATCGCCTCGCTGTTCGACACGCAGCCGCCGATCCGCTTGGTCGCGTAGAAATTGACGAACGGCTTGTTCGAATACGGATCGCGTAGGATCGCGGTCTCCTGGCGCTCGGCGATCAGATAGCCCGCCTTGAAATTGCCGAAGGCGATCGACAGCGAATTGGCGGCGATGTCGGGCATGTCTTCGGCCTCGACCACCGGATAACCGAGCAGCGTCGCCGGCTGCCCCGCCGCCAGGCTCGGCTGCCACAGGAACGCGCCGTCGGCGGTCTTGAACTTGCGGATGCGCGCTGCGGTCGCCGAATTCATCACGAACACCGCGCCCTGCCGATACGGGTTGCGCAAGCTCTGGACGAGATCGATCAGCCGCTCGTCGGGCTTGCTTCCGAAGTCGCCCGCGGCACCGCTCGCCAGATATTGCAGCGTCCCGAAGGCGCGCGTCGCATCACCCGCCGTTCCGGTCGGCGCGGCGAGGAAGCCCTTGGGCCGGTTGGTGCCGTTACCGCTCACGAACGCCGATCCCTCGGCCGCCGCGAATTCGCGCGCAATCTCGCCCGCCAGCCACTCCTCGACGTCAAACAGCGCATCGTCGAGCATCGCCTGGCTCGCGCTGGGGTTGGCGTAGAGATCGCCCATCGGCGGCGCGATCTCGACGAAGCTCGGCGTGTCGGTCTCGTCGCGGCTGCCGGTCTCGCTCGCCCAGCCCGAGGGCGTGCCGCCCGTCGTCACCAGCTTGCGATAGCCCGCCGATCCCACCTTCACGACATTGGCGATTGCGCGGATCGGCGACACGGCCTTGAGCGTCGCATCGATCGCCGCGTCGATCTCCTTGGGCACGGCATAGCCGCCGCTCTCGCCGCTCGTGCCGGCGAACGACTTCATCTCCACCGTCGCGCCCGACCGCAAATACCCCTCGAACGCCGCGCCCGAAGGCTCGCGCCCGCCGCTCAATACCGGCCGCGTCACCGGCGCCGCCATCGTCACGCTCTCGAAGCTCGCCTCGAGCGCATCCGCCTTGGTCTCGATCATCTCATTCTCCTCCAGCAAAAAAATCCTCCCCGAGCACGCTCGGGGAGGGGGACCATTCGCAAAGCGAATGGTGGAGGGGCCGCGCGAAGCGCGGAACCACCTCAAAAATGTCAATCGCTCTCCACCGCATGCACCCGCGCCAGCGGCTGCATCGGCTGCGCCACCAGGCTCACCTCGACGAGTTCGAGCGCGGTCAACTCGCGCACCCGCCCGGCGAAGGCGGCCTTCACCCGATACCCGAACGACAGCCCGCCCACCGCGCCCGCCTTGACGAGCCCCGCAAGCCGCGGCTCGTCCACCCGCCCGATCACCCGCAGCCCGCGCGCATCTTCGGCAACCTGCTCGATCACCCCCACCGGCGCCCCGCGATGCTGCCACAGCAGCGGCACGGTGGCGGGCACCGCCCCGAACGCCCCGCCGCGCACCACGTCGCCCCCGCGATCCACCCGATCGAACACGGCGGCATACCCGGCGAACCGAACACTCCCCCTCCCGCTCGCGGGAGGGGGTTGGGGGGAGGGCATGTCCGCATCCGCAACACTCACTTCAGCCACTCCCCAAACCCCAATTTCACCGCCAGCCCCGCCAGCACCAGCACGCTCGCCAGCCGCACCAGCCATCCCACCAGCGCCTTCCATGCCGATCGCTTCGCGTCGCGCCACGCGTCCAGCAGCTCGCGCAGCTCGGCGACATCGGCGGGCGCATCGTCGTCGCCCAGCCCCAGCCGCGCGAGCGCCCGCATCGCGCCCAGCTCGCCCGCTTCCTCGACGATCGCGCGCAGCGTCGCCAGGTCGCCCCGCGCGCCCTCGGCCTGCGCCAAGAGCTGCGCGAGGATCGTGCCCTCGGTCATGGCGCGATCCCCAGCATCGCCCGTTTCTCCTCGTCGGTGAGGAAATCCGCCGCCGTCACCCGCTTCCACAGCCGCTCGCGATCCTCGGACAGCGCCGGCACCTGGTCGAGGTCGACGCGCAGCGCCGCCTCGGGGAACCACCCCGCCAGCCCCTGCGCGATGCCGTTCAGGATCGTCCCCGCCAGCGGCAGCACCGAGAGCCGCCACAGCGCCCGGTTCGCCTCCCTGTAATTGGCGTAGGTATTGTCCCCCGGCAGCCCGAGCAGCATCGGCGGCACCCCGAAGGCGAGCGCGATCTCGCGCGCCGCCGCCGCCTTGGTGCCCGCGAAATCCATGTCGGCCGGGCTCAGCGACAGCGCCTGCCATTTGAGCCCGCCCTCGAGCAGCATCGGTCGCCCGGCGTTGCCCGCGCCCGCGAACCCCGCTTCCATCTCCTCGCGCAGCCGCTTGAACTGCGCCGGCGACAGGCTCGCCCCGTCCCCCGGATCATAGACCAGCGCCCCCGACGGCCGCGCCGCATTGTCGAGCAGCGCCTTGGCCCAGCGCGTCGCAGCATTGTGGATCGCGACCGCGCCCGCCGCCGCGCCCAGGCAGCCGAGCCCGTAATGGTCGTCCACCGGATTCACGGTCCTGAGATGGATCACCTCGGGCCGCGGCGCTTCCGCCGCCAACCGCGTCACCCGCTCGCCCACGCGATAGCGATACGCCGCCGGCCACCCGCTCGCGTCGGCCTCCACCGTCACCCGTTCGGGCCTGAGCGCGAACAGCGCCGCCACCGCGCCCTCGCCGTCGGTCAGCACCTGCACATAGGCATTGCCGTGGAGCAGCAGGTGCGTCGCGATCACCTCCATCAGCGCCGGCCCGCCGCTGCGCGCCGCCACCAGCCGCGCCAGCCCCGGCTCGGATGCGTCCACCGGCGCCGCCGCGACGCTCTCGCCCATCAGCCGCACCGCGCGCTGCGCCACCGCATTCTCGCAATAGCCCGCGCGCACCATCGCCTCGTAGCTGCGCGGCCACTCGCCCAGCATCGTCGCCCCGCCGCTCGCACGCGCCAGCGCCGGCCGCGCCGCCTCCCGCGCGGCCGCCTTCCAACCAAAGAATTTCAAAGGATGTCTCCCATCATTCCTCTCCCCTCGGGGGAGAGGCCATTCAAAAGCCCCTCCCCTTCAGGGGAGGGGTTGGGGTGGGGGCTGTCCGCGGACGACAAGGATGATCCTGCCCGCCGCCGCTCGACTCCCTAAAGCCCCCTGACCCGCACCACTCCCCGCCGCCCGAGCATCAGCGCGCTCGCCGCCCACACCAGCGCATCCGCCCGATCCGGAGATCGCCCCGGCCCCTCGTAGCCGCCCCCCACGATCAGCCCGCACAGCTCGTCCTCGAGCCGCGCGAACGCCCCCGCATGGTGCATTCTGCCCGCCTCGTAGAGCGTCGCCACCGGCTCCGCGCGCGCCACCTTGCCGCGGCTCGCATGCACCAGCCGCACCGGCAGCGCCGCATCCGCCGCCTCGAGCACCGATCGCACCATCGCGCCGCCCTGGTTGCCCTCGGCCACCACCCGGTCCGCGCCCACCCGCGCCGCGCAGGCCGCCACCGCCTGCGCCCAGCCTTCGGGGCTCGCGCCCGCCACGCTCGCATCCTCGATCACATAGCCGTGCCCCTCGCGCCCCAGCCCCACCGCTACGATCCCACACGCATCGCCCTCGGTCCCCGCGGGCGGGTCGACCCCCACCACCACGCGCACCAGCTCGGGCACGGCGCGCACCCGGCACCGCTCGATCAGCGCGCGCGTCCACAGCGCGCCGACCACGTCGTCGATCAGCTCGCCGTCGAGCTCCTGCCGCCCCAGCCGCGTGCCGCCGTAGGTTTCCTCCATCGCCGCGACGAAGCCCGCGGGCAGGTGCGGATTGTCCCGCGTGGCCCCGCGCGTCTCCACCGTCGCCCGATCGGCCATGATCCGCCGCAGCAGCGCCACCGGCCGCGGCGTCGTCGTCACCAGCGCGCGCGGATGATCGCCCAGCCTGAGCCCCATCATCAGATTGTCCCACGCCGCGTCGCCGTAGCGCCACTTGGCGAGCTCGTCGCACCAGGCGAGGTGGTGTTCGGGCCCGCGCAGCCCCTCGGGCGCCTCGGCCGAATAGACGTACGCGACCGCGCCCGAAGCAAACCGCACCTCGCTCGCCGATCGCCGCCACGTCACCGGCTCGTCGTCGCGCGCCACCGCGATCAGCCCGCTCGTCCCCTCGATCATCACGCGCCGCACGTCGTCGGCGGTCGCGCCGACCAGCGCGATCTTCGCGTCCTTGCGGTCGCGCGCGAAGGCGGTCACCCACTCGGCCCCCGCGCGCGTCTTGCCGAACCCGCGGCCCGCGCGGATCAGCCACACCCGCCAGTCGCCCGGCGGCGGCAGCTGACCCGCATGCGCCCAGCGTTCCCACCGCGCGCTCAACTCGCGATATTGCCCGCGCGTCAGCTTGCGCAGCACGCGCGCGCGCTCGGTGTCGGATAGCCTCGCGAGTTCCGCGATCGGATCGCGCGCCGCGCCCCTATGCGCCATGCTTCTTCAACTGCCGCGCCAGCGTATCGAGATGCTTGCACAGCGCGGCGTCGGTTTCCTCGGCGGTCGCGCGGTGCGTGCCCCGGGGGATGGCCGCGCGCCCTTCGGCGGCCGCGCGATGCCGATTGAGCAGCGACAGCGCGAAGCGCAGATCCTCCATCGAAACGGTGCGCCGGTCGAGCTTGCCGACGATGCTCCGCGCGATCGTCTCGGGGTCGGCGCGCTCGGGATCGATATCCTCGGCCTCGACCTGCGACAGCGCATAGGCGAGCAGCGCCTCCTCCAGCCGGTGGTATCCGATCGCGATCGCCTCCTGCCAGGCGTCGGCAAAGCCGGGTTCGCGCCGACGCAGGCGATAGAAGCTGGACGCCGCCGCGCCCGCGGCTTCGGCGGCCATGCCCACGTTGCACGTCGCCGCCAGCATATCCAGGAAGCGCTGCCGCTTCTCCTTGGTGATCCGATCGGAGGTGCGCCGCGCGCGCTGCAACACCCGATGGCTGCCCGCCCTGATATGTTCGCTCAT